TTCTTCTAAGTATTCTTTTAACATAAAGACATAGACCTCTCGCTCGAACGGTAACATGTTATCAATATCTGATAAAGCATATTTGTGGTACTGCATCAAGGCAAAATTCATTTTATAATGATTTACCAAGCTGTCATGACAAAGGTTTATTAAAAAAAACTTTGCATTCCCTCCAGATGGATGGTATGCGCTTTGTTACAGACAGGACAATTATAATCAATAGTGTGGGATAGTTTTGGCATAGTATCAAAGAAACTTTGTATTTTACCAAACTGTTCCGATGTTAAATTGTTAATAAATTCCATTAGCTCTTCTTCAGTCTGTTCTTTTGCATGATATACTGAATCTGCATCGTAAATGTAATCAATTGAAGAAGCCACCAATTTAAAGGTATCCTCAGCAGTTACATCACCACCTTGGAGTTTCTTAACATCATCAATATTAGGATACTTCATAACAACACCGACTGTACCAAACAATTCAATTTTGTTAGTATGTCCTTCTTTTTCTTGTACAGTTATCTGTGATAGATCAACTGTGTGCTGAATTTTAGCCTTAGCGTTATCTTCACCATGATCGACATCGCAAGATAAAACGATATCAACAGTTTCACCGACAGACTTAGATCTTAACTGCGTGAAGATATATTCAATATCAAACATCGCCAGTTTACTAATATCAATAGTTTCTGTGATACAAGATTTGATAACTTCTTTTAAAGTATCAATCATAACTCTTTGGTCGTCACTTTGTTGAGCAACCAAAAGTGCTTTTTGATCTTTAACTAAAAATGGTCTGTATGTAACAGACTTCTTAGTTGAAGGAATCACCAAGTTATAAATTGGTGTGTTATTCATAGGTAAAGCCATAATTATTCTCCTTTAGACATATTGTTAATTAACTTATTCAACTCAGCAGTGCTACCTGTAAAGATAACATTGTTATTCGTCACTTCTTTTCTAGATCCCTCTTTAGGTGTATCTAGTTTTTGCTTCTGTTGATGTAGATCCAATAACTGTTGGTTTATATCAGCCAACTGCTTCATTAGATTTCCAACAACTTCAAATGCTCTTGGATGCTCAGACTGCATAGCCACATCGAGTGACTTCTGCAGTGCTTCCTGCCCTTGCTGGAGTAAAATACGAAGATTACTTCGAGTCACATCGAAGTCGTCTTGAATTTTATTTGTAGAGTTGTTAATAACTTCTCCAGTCTTCGTTATCACTTCAGTCTGCCCCCTTGGTTGTATACCAAACTCGGCAGATAATGTTTCATCAATCTTCATTCGCAATCCTTAATGATGTATTTATTAGAACTTCAATAATCCTGGAAGTTTAGTTACTCCATAGGATAGAACAGAACCAGTAACGAAATTACCAGCTGTAGTACCCAATGTTCTATTAAGAGTTTCTTGAAAACCAGTAAAATTGTTAGTCATCTTATCGATCAAACTAGTAGAAATTTTCTGGTCATCTGCTAATTGTGATATTTCTTTTTGTTTCCAGTATTTGTACTGCATATTAACAGTTAGTTTCATCACATCTTTAGAAGCATTATCTAATGAAACTGCATTAACATTCTTTGGATATGCTTCAAATAATTCAACTTGATATCTTGTTTTATCATTAATGTCTTGGACTTCAATGACAAATTTTGGTGCAATATAATTTTTGTAATATTCAAATGTTCTTCTATCGGGATTGGAGATTAAACTCATCCAATCATCAAACATTTTCTTTACTATCAAATCATTGTCAACATAGAAAGTTAAATTTATTGGCTCGTATAGTTTTTCATATGGAACTTCACGGAACTCGCCGAAGGTTCTATTTTGAACAGTAGAATAGTTAATCCCTGGAAGTTGAACAGAGTCGCAAAACAATAAAATTCTTCTTAGATTACCTGGATTTATGCCACCTGGAGGTCTCATTTCTACAGCAAATCTATTGGTTCTTGCTAACGCACCAGTTTTAACTTCAGAAATAAACTGGTTAATTTTATTTGGTTTAGCATCTTTCCTTGCATTATCTTTACTAAGGAATGGTAAATTAAGTGCCATTTTAAACCCTTCTCATTTTCTTGATCGAGTCCGACCAAATTTCTTGTTTACTTGCACCGACAAATCGTTCAACTGGGAGCAACATAGCAGTTGCCCAATCTGCTGCATCGATCTGTCTAAATTGTGTTCTTACATGTCCAGTTAAGTATTGCTTAACGCATGGTTGCGCTGCAGCGAATCTAGAAACTCCATCTATAACCTGCCACGAATACTTTAGTCTAGTTGTTTCATCCATACGATTGTTAGATTTAAATACTAACAAAGCATCTAGGAGTCTAATCCTTAGATGATACGGAAGGTAATGCATGTTTAATCCCATGAATCCATCTTGAGTTCTGCTAAAAGGAAACACCAAAGGAAATCTATCGTAGTAAGGTAACTCTTTTTTACCTTTAGGATCATAACCATACATGTATAGTCGTCCAGGCATAATTCTAGTGACTAATTGATCTGTATTACCATTTAGCACTTTCGCTGGAGTGAGTTGTTGCTTAGTCAGCAGAGTGACTTGTTGTTCGAACCATCCTTTAGACTTTCTAACGCTGGTAGCTAAGTCATATTTGTTTCGTTCGAATACATCGAGCATTGGTGATTTTTGAGCCATACTCTTATTTAGGTGCTAGACCCAACTCGTGTTCGGTTATAATCTTGAACTCCCATCCTCTATCTTTGGCGAATTCACTTGCTGCTTCCCATTTTGCTTGGTTTTTCATAAACGCTAAAGACTCTTGTAAGTATCTTTGTGTTCTCTTTCCAGGATAAATAGGTGGTTGGGTTTGTGTTTTTGGTTTAACTTCAACCAGATAGGTTTTGCCTGTAGTTACGGTAATCTTAAAATCCACAAAATAACGATGAATACGATTATCTGTTGGACATTTGTAGGGTATAATAGTTTCCTCAGAACTCCACTTTAATACACTAGGATTCTTATCACACCAAGAAGCGAATCGTGTCTCCCAGCTGGATCTCATAATAATGTTTGAGGGATCCCCTGTGTATTTTTCTGGGAATATAGGAATATACTTTCTCTTGTGGAACATAAATAACTAATTAGGATAATAACAACCATATTTAGGTTAGGGACAAAAATGGTAGCACCTCTTGCTGGAATAGCAAATCAATTCAAATCATCTCCCTCAGTGACTCAGTCTGGACCACCTACAATGGGTAGTACACGAGGAGATGCTTTACATCAAGGAAATGCTGAAACCTCCCCATATGAAGTTAAACAACATATGTATCCAAACGATTTGCTATCAAGAAATAAAGATGGTCAAAGCGAATATGGTGGAAACTATGTTGTGTTTTATATCAATATTGCAGTTGATTCTAAACTAGCAAAATCTCTAACTGCATCTAATTTTGTAGACAATATTACACCAAGAGATCGTGGAGATCTTATCGCTCAAAATTTATCAACTGAAAAATTAGGTGTATCGCAAACTGGATTAATTGTTGGTGGTGCTGTTCTTGGTGAAGCACTTGGTGTTGGTAAACTAACTGGAAGTGCAGCTTTATTAGCTGAAGTTGGCGCACTAACTACTACAACGATGGCTGCATCAGCATCTCGTGCTCAGAGAAGATTAAAGACTGCTATTGCCATGCATGTGCCAAATCAATTACAGATTAGATATGGTATGCAATGGGGCGACGATGATACACTTGCTCTTCAGATGGCAACTACTGCTTCTGAACAATTGACTCAGGCAGTAAAGGCTGGATCTGTAAAAGGTGCTGCAGAACAACTGGGTGGACCAGCACAAGCTATTATTACTAATCTAGCATTATCAAAAGGACCAAATGCATCAGCATTATCTGCAGCTACTGGTATGGCTGCAAATCCTAAAAAGGAACAGATATTCAAAGGAGTTGATTTTAGATCGTTTAGTTTTGATTATCAATTCTTTCCTAGAAGTCCAGAAGAAGCGCAGAATGTCTTAAACATTATTAAAACATTTAAGTTTCATATGCATCCAGAATTTAAAGATGATAATAATTTCATCTACATTTATCCATCTGAATTTGATATATTCTATTATAACAATGGTGTTGAAAACCCAAATATTCATCGTCATACATCTTGCGTGTTAAAAGAGTTATCAGTTAATTATACACCAAATGGTGCATTCAATACATTTGATAATGGTATGCCAACGCAGATTAATTTAACAATGAACTTTCAAGAATTGGGTCTTCTTACTAAAGACAAAATTTCGCAGGGACTATAATGTACTTCGATCAATTTCCAAAATTTGTATACGACTTCAAGATTGGTGGCACAGGCACAAAAACTGTAGTTACTACTGACATAACTAGAAATATTCGTTTTAGAAAAGAACTATTAGAGAATATTGCTCTTTATGATGAGTATGATATAGTGGATGGAGAAACACCAGAGATTATCGCCGAAAAGATATATGGTAATGCGGAATATCATTGGATTATTATGCTTGCGAATCAGAAACATGACTATATTTCTGACTTTCCTTTGTCTGAGTATGCACTAGAAAGACATATAGTAGATACCTATGGTGCTCAACGATATGCAACAAGATACTATGTTAATGCTGCAGGATTTGTTGTGAACTCAAACGCAACTGGTGCTGTGTCAGTATCGAATGATGACTACGAAAGATCTTTAAATGAATCCAAACGAAGAATTAAAATAATTTCACCTAGTATTATTACAACTGTACTGACACAATTTAAAGAATTAATCTAATGGCTTCTAGTCAACAATTGAGATATGCTGGCGATGTCAGCATTAATAAAGTTAAGATAACAACTCAAAAAGGTTTTGGGCAGGATATCACTGGACAGGTTTTAAATGTACAGTTTTATGAAGATTTGTTCTCACCATTTATAACTGGTAGTATAATCGTTAAAGAATCATTAGACTTAATTAATCTATTCCCATTTATTGGTGAGGAGTATCTTGAGTTAGATATTACAACTCCAGGTTTAGCAGGTAAAATTAATGGTCTCAAAGGGACATATTACATTTACAAGTTAACAGATAGAGAATTACTAGGCGATCGTTCAGTAATCTATCAATTACATTTCGTTTCAGTTGAAGCCATAACTGATCTTAATAAAAAGATTAGTCGTGTATTCGGTGATAAAGTTTCAGATTTAGTTAAACCATTTTTTACAGATAAAGTTATCGGTTTAGAAACTAAAAAGAAAGTATATGTTGAACCAACATTAAGCAATGTAAAATACATTTCTAATTACTGGTCTCCAGTTAAAAATATTCAGCACTTATGTGAACATGCAGTGAACATGAATAAGACCCCCAACTATGTTTTCTTTGAGAACAGAGATGGCTTTTATTTTATTAGTTTAGAAATGTTATATCAAGGTAAGATGTATCAAGAGTTTACCTATGACAAATACAGTCGTGATAAACTACCAAATGGAAAAGATGTTCGAAATGTAAACGAAGACTTTAGAAGAATTACAGATATTAGCATTCCAGTAGCATATGATTACATGGATAGAATTCGTAATGGTATGTTATCTTCTAGACAAATAATGTATGATGTCACTAAGAAAACATATGCTGTTAAAAACTATAATATGTTTGATAGATTCCCAGAACAAAAACATTTAAACAAGTTTCCAATAAATTCTGACAAAGCAATCTTTAGAGCAAACTCTACTCTTATAAATTTAACAAAAGATTATGGCAACTTTAATGGATTTGAAGATGTCACTAATTCTAAATCATTTCAAGAACGAATTTCAACAATGAAGTTGGCAGAAGCCAATAAACTTCAAATTACAGTTCCAGGAAGAACTGATTATACTGTTGGGCAAAAGGTTGGTGTGGTTTTAAATAGAATAGAACCATTTTCCGCAAAGGACACAAATACAACAGACAAAATGTTTTCTGGTTACTATCTAATTGCAGCTATCAATCATCATGTTGATAGAGAAAAACATGAATGTCATATGGAACTAATTAAAGAATCATCTCAGATGGATATGAATAGGAACAAATAATGAATTTTTACTATGGTGTTGTAGAGAATAGAATTGATCCGTTAAAACTTGGTCGTTGTCAAGTCCGAGTAGTTGGGCTACACACGCATGATAAATCTCAGCTACCAACAGCAGATTTACCATGGGCACATCCGATGCAGCCAGTTACTTCTGCCGCAATGAATGGTATTGGTAGTTCTCCTATTGGTCCAGTTGAAGGTACATCAGTAATTGTTATCTTTGCTGATGATGATAAACAACAACCAATTATGATTGGTACAGTTGGAGGAATTCCATCATCACCAGCACCTATTGATGCAGATGATAACACACCAATTACTTCTGCCGTAAAAGTAGAAAAGATAGAACTAAGAACTGTTCCTGGACCAACCAGTGGAGTGCAATTAACATTTTATGATCCAGAATATGGTTCTACTAACTTAACAAAAGATTTAAAGCCAAACATGAAAGTTGTGGCTTTTGGCATTCCAACAGAAACTACTATTGTTTCTATTGACAGTGGTACTAAAATTACAATTAGTAAACCAGTTATAAAATATCAAGAGAACATTGTAAATTTTGAGGCTGCACCATCTAACCTAGATGCGATTCAGAAAACTAAAGTAAATGATTTTATCGATAGTATAAATCCATTTAAGGCTAAAGATCCAGTAGCCAAGACTCCTGTAAATTCATCTATACCCACTGTACCACCACCAAAAGAATCTCCAAACGCTGCTCTTTCTACGCAAGGTATTAAAGCACTTCTTGCTGCAGCAGATAAAGTTGGTTTAACAACTAAAGAACAAAAGTGCGCATTGTTAGGTATTTGTGGTGGTGAGAGTCGTTGGATTACACCAAATGATGAAAAATATCAATATAATAAACCTGCATATTTAAAACAAATTTTTTCATTTGCAACAGATGCAGAAGCAGAGAAATATT